TAAGAACAAGATTATCGAACGGTCTGGTTACAGTGAGGTGTTTGACGATAACAACACTCTTGACGGATCGAATTATAGCGACTATAATCAAATCAAAGATGCTGTGCATTCCAAACTTCGTTATTGATGAGAATTGCAATCATTACTGATCAACACTTTGGTGCTCGTAAGAACTCTAAACTGTTTCATGATTATTTTCTAAAGTTCTATGAAGAAGTATTCTTTCCAACTCTAGAGAAAGAAGGTATCACCACGATTATTGACATGGGTGATACGTTTGATAATAGAACCGGTATTAACTTTGCTGCTCTTGCATGGGCAAAAGATAATTATTACGATAGACTCCACAAGATGGGGATTAAAGTTCATACCATCGTTGGTAATCATACAGCGTATTATAAAAACACTAACAGCATTAACGCAGTTGATCTACTGTTGCGTGAATATGATAATGTAGAAATCTACTCAGAACCCACAGAGATTAAAGTTGATGATCTGAATATTCTTTTGATACCATGGATTAATCAAGAAAATGAAGCAGACACTCTTAAAATTATTGAAAAGACAGATTGCAAGTGCGCGATGGGGCACCTTGAACTCCAAGGATTTAGAGTTAATCGACAGATCGTCATGGAGCATGGTATGGAGTGCTCAGTATTTGAGAAGTTCAGTCATGTCTTCTCCGGTCACTATCACACTAGATCGACTAATGGCAAAATCTCGTACCTAGGAAATCCATATGAGATGTTCTGGAGTGATGTGAATGATGCTCGTGGATTTCATATCTTTGACACAGATACATTAGAAAGAACTCCAATTAATAATCCTCACAGAATGTTCTATAACATTTACTATGAGGACACTCCACATCAAACGTTTGATACTAGAGAATACGAAAACAAAATTGTAAAAGTAGTTGTTCGTAAAAAAACCAATATCAAAAATTTTGAGAAGTTTGTAGATAAACTTTACTCATCGGGTATTGCTGAACTGAAAGTTGTTGAAAACTTTGATTTTAGTGGTTGGTATGATAAAGAAATTGATCTGGTTGAATCTGAAGACACCATGTCAATCCTGAATAGATATATTGAAGAGGCAGAAGTTCCTCTTGATAAATCTTTGATTCAAAAAATTATGAATGAAGTCTATCAGGAAGCATGTGAGCTTGTATAATGTATATCCTAACGATCTATGGAAAAGAAACAGAAGGGGCATATTCTGTAAAAGATGATGAGGGAGATCAAATTTTATATTTGTTTGAAGAAGAGGACGACGCGACAAGATATGCTATGATGCTAGAAGAGGAAGGTAGTCCTGATATGCACATCATAGAAGTAGAAGACGAGATAATGCTTAAGACATGTGAGATGCATGATTATAAGTATGCAGTGATCACAAAGAACGACCTTGTAATTCCTCCAGACGCCAGTCATGATTTTGTTTGAAAAGATTCGTTGGAAAAACTTTTTGTCAACGGGTAATCAATATACTGAATTTGCACTTAACGAAAACTCTACCAATTTGATTATTGGAACGAATGGTGCTGGAAAATCAACAGTGCTTGATGCCCTGACATTTTCTTTGTTTGGAAAACCTTTTCGTAAGATTAACAAACCTCAACTCATTAACTCTGTAAATGAAAAGGATTGTAAGGTAGAAGTAGAATTTACCGTTGGGGATACAAATTGGAAAGTAATTCGTGGAATCAAACCTGCTTTGTTTGAGATTCATAGAAATGGTTGTGTGATGGATCAGTTTGCTGCAGCTTTGGATCAGCAGAAGTGGTTAGAACAAAACGTTCTAAAGATGAACTATAAATCATTTACCCAGATTGTGATTTTGGGTAGTAGCACCTTTGTTCCTTTCATGCAACTGCCTGCAAATAGTAGGAGAGAAGTGATTGAAGATCTGCTTGACATCAAAATCTTTTCTTCTATGAATGGCATCTTGAAAGATAAGATTCGTATGGTGAAAGAAGATATCAAAGTTCTTGACTTGAAGAAAGAATCTTTGACTGATAAAGTTCAAATGCAAGAGAACTTTATTGAAGAGTTAGAAAATCAAGCAGCACAAAATATTGAAAGTAAGAAAAAGAAAGTAACGGAACTTCTTACTGAAACGGATTTGTATATGCGTCAAAATTCTGTGACAGAGGAAAGTATTTTTGGTTATACTAAGGAGCAAGAACATGTCACTGGTGCCACAGATAAACTTCGCAAACTTGGTAATTTAAAAGGAAAGATTTCACAGAAAGTATCTACTATTACTAAAGAACATAAGTTCTTCACAGAGAATACGGTCTGCCCTACCTGCAATCAAGAGATTGAAGAGACTCTCAGAATAAATAGAATTAATGACGCTCAAATTAAAGCAAAAGAGTTGCAATCTGGTTATAAAGAACTAGAGGTGGCAATTAAAGGAGAAGAAGAGCGAGAGCGTCAATTTACTACTCTATCAAAGGAGATCTCAAAACTCAATAATGATATTTCTCAAAACAATGCTAGGATTTCTGGATGTCAACGACAAATCAGAGATCTGGAAACGGAAGTTCAAAACCTTACCGATCAACTTGCAAACAGAAATACTGAACATGAAAAGTTAGAGACCTTCAAGAATAGTTTAAAAACCACATACGACGAGTTATCTTCAAAAAAGGATACGATCAGCTATTACGATTTTTCGTATAGTTTACTTAAAGACGGTGGAGTAAAATCCAAAATTATCAAGAAGTATTTGCCGCTGATTAATCAGCAGGTGAACCGTTATCTACAGATGATGGACTTCTATATTAACTTCACACTCGATGAGGAGTTCAGCGAAACCGTTCAGTCTCCTATTCACGAAGATTTTTCTTATGCTTCTTTCAGCGAGGGAGAGAAGATGAGAATTGACTTGGCACTTTTGTTTACCTGGAGAGAGGTGGCAAGGATGAAGAACTCTGTCAATACAAATCTATTGATTATGGATGAAGTATTTGATAGTTCACTTGATGGATTTGGTACAGAAGAATTTCTAAAAATTATCAAGTATGTTGTGAAGGATGCAAACATCTTTATCATCTCTCACAAAACTGGTTTGGAAGATCGATTTGACAATGTGATGAAATTTGAAAAAGTTAAAGGATTTAGTAGGATGGTATCATGAAAGTTTTAGTTACAGGTCATAATGGTTTCATTGGTCGCAATGTCTTTCTTGATTGGCAAGAGACTTTAGGATATGTAAATGTAGATGGTATTGACTATCCAGATGATATTGCGGACTTTACTGGTGGTGATTATGATCTTGTCATTCATCTCGCTGCTTATGCAGACATTAGAGAAAGTTTGAAAGAACCAAAACTCTATTATGAAAATAATGTGATCAAAGCAAAGAAGTTATTTGATTGGTGTAGAGAGACTAATACAAGACTTCTGTATGCCTCTTCAAGCGCAGTGGAAGAGGATTACTGGGAAAATCCATATGCTATGTCAAAATGGATCAATGAGGTCATGGCTCCACCTAATTCTGTGGGTATGAGGTTTACAACAGTCTATGGTCCTGATAGTCGTCCAAACATGATGTATAGAATGCTTGAAGATAAAACTGCAAAATATGTCACCAACCATAAACGTGATTGGATTCATGTAAAAGATGTATGTCGTGCCATTCATTACCTGGCGTATTCTGATATTACTGGACCTGTTACCATCGGCACTGGTAAATCAGTTTCTGTAAAGGCATTGGCAAAAGCGATGGGTATGGGACATCTTCCTGTAACTGAACATACTCCAGGTGAAAGATTAGATAATAAAGCAGATATCACAAGACTTAAAAGTATTGGATGGTTCCCTACAGTAGATATTTTTGACACAGTTTGACTTATGTAAAGTTCCATATCAAAAATGTAAATTTAACAAAAACTTCATGAAGTTAGCATACGCTGACTAAATATTTGCAGAATTGGAGATAGCAGGATGCTCTAAACGTTTCGTTATTTTATTGTAATTGGAGAGAGTCATGCACAACATCATCTCATACAATCAATTAGCCGGTTGGAAACAAAGCGTGGACCATTTAGATAGGACTATAACACACGCTAACGAACAATCTGACGCATTAAACGATTATTACAACTGCCTAATCGAGTGTGATGAGAGCCAACACATCTGTAAACAAATTTGCAAAACAGTTTTAGACTAGACCGTAGACACAAGGAGAACTGTCACTAAGTGCCCCCCGCTTCGGCGGGGGGTTTAGTATTATAGGAGCATCGACAGAAAAAGCATGACCGTTAAGCACGAAATCAAATCACAACTTGCCAAACTACTTGCTACTGAAGATTTGATTGTTGAGCACAAGCAGTGTGAGACTGCTTGCTTTAATGTTCATACTCGCGTGCTTACTCTTCCTATGTGGGAAAGGGCAAGCAACACAGTCTATGATCTTTTGGTTGGTCACGAAGTCGGACACGCTCTCTTTACTCCTGATGAAGATTGGATCAAACGTAAGAAGATCCCTCCTCAATTTGTGAATGTGGTTGAGGATGCTAGAATTGAAAAAATGATGAAGCGAAAATATGCTGGACTTGCTAAGAGTTTCTACCATGGGTACAAAGAATTACACGAAGAGGATTTTTTCGCTCTATCTGATAGCGACATTTCTAATTTCAACCTTGCTGATCGTGCAAATCTTTACTTTAAGATCGGTAATTTTCTAGAC